TTATTTCGTTGTCGACTACGTTTCTATTCAGATATTCATATGTCGCAGTTAACCCCGCAACTGCAAGAGTAGCGCCGGCCATAGCCACACCAAATGGCCCGCCGCTCATTGCCATGTATGCCACTTTTGACACTTTTTCAGTCACTGAAGCCAGCGCTCCACCGTATTTTGTTGTCTCAAATTCCAATGCGTTCAATGCTCTGCCCGCTTTGGAGAAGCTCGCTGGTATTGCTTTTATTTGGCCATCCAATGCCTGATGTTTTTGTGTGAGATTTTCCGCAGATTTGGCGGCCTCGTTAAACGTCTCTTTGGACGCGTTTTTGCCTTGTATAACGATACCCACTTCTGTTTCGAAATTGACTGCCACTAAATTGCCTTTATCTGTTCTTGCTCAATTTTGATTCTTTCCTGCTCGCAAATCTTCAACGCCTCGACTAAATAATTTGGTAAATCTTCTATCCTCTTACCTCGCGGTAATATCCCATAATTTTTCCAATCAAGCCAGAAGTCGATAACGCGCCAGGTTGCACGTGAAACAATCGCTTTCGGGCATCGTCGGAGAGCAGGCAGCCAATCAAGATAAAAGCTCGGATTCGTATCGCTTTGACAATTTCTGCTTGATCGCTTTTGCTCATCGCTTAGCCTCTTTTCTGGGTCGTTACTCTCTGAGTTCCCTTTTTTATTCGGGTCAATCGTCCTATCACAAAAGCTACAACGCCAACGTTTTTGACTCGGTGTCGCGCACAAAACATAACGGACACCGACTACTATTTTTTTTCGAGTCCCTCCGCTAACCGGCTATGATCTTTAATCGCCAAAAACACATGAGTCTGTAATTCGTCTGGAGCGTATTGGATAAACAGAACACTATTGAGAGCATCTATTCTTTCTTTGCCATCCTCTGTTATCGTGACCGTCCCGTTCGCAAAATCCAGAATCGATTGTCTGAGGACGTGCTCGCGGAGCCTCCAGAATCTAGCAGTCACGCCGATTTTTTTAATGTCTTCGGCTTTTAGATTGCTCAATTCTTCGTCGACATCCTCGGTTGCCGCCTGATATTCGGCATAAGTAAGCGGTTCAATCAAAATTTTGAAAGGCTTATCTGATATTCGATTGTCTCCGATATCGGGAACGAACCAAACCTCGTCTTTTATTACCGTCAAATTAAACATAAGATTTCCTTTTAGGTCATAGTCAAAGTGATCGCATCGTTTCCCGAACTACCCAAAGCCTTGAAATTGAAATTCAACGCGCCTTCGTCCGCCTCGGGAATCTCAACAGGGACGTACTCAAGCTCAAGATATGACATCGCAATAGTAAATTTGGTTGCGGTGCCAGTCCCTAGAATAACGCTAAGCGTATGCGCCGCGAAAGCGGACCGTTTTAGATAGTGAACAATAGCATCCTGACGAAATCTCATGCCTATTTTCCCGGTAATTGAGCGCATACCACCCAAAACATCGCTGACATTTTGGACATACGCCTCATCTCGGAATGGTTTTAGCCCGTCATTATAGGTCAATTCAAACGACGTTACTGGAATTGAATTCGCGGTCCACGCGTCGAGCGATAGCGATCCGGTAATTCCGGTGATCGGCGATCCCGTATCGGTATGAGTAGGGACGTAGGGAATAACGGCAACGCCTGAATTCTGAGCGCCAACGATTGCGGGAGTGATTGTTAGAGTATAGGTTGCAGTGTCAACAGCAGTAACTTTATGGCCGACAGAACCAGCACCAACCGATGTCCCAACTTGGATCACTGATCCAACTTCGAAATTTCTGATATTCGCTGCGGTTACAACGACGGCAACCTCTGATCCACTCAGGCCTGCCCCTGTCACACCGTACCCTGTTGACCCGTACCCCATCGCGCCGCCTTGGAATTTTACCTTAGGCTCATCTCCTCCATTCGCGTTGATCGTCATCGAATCGACCCACGCGCCCCACATCGACTCCTGATAAAGAGAATTAAAATGGCGAGTCAACGACAAGAGGGTCTTGGTCTGCCCTGCACTCTGACTAAATGCAACGCTTGTTGCCGGCGTGTCAGTCTCGGTTCCAAATAGACTTTTAAAAAACGAGGCCAAATCCGGCTTTGTCGGTGTAGTTAGCGACCCGGAAGGAACAAGAAACGCTTCTAATTCCCATGAATGTTCGCTTTTCCCGGTAATCCTTTCAATGACATCACGGCTCGCGAGATAAGAATCGATGCGGTCCTTGCGATTTATCTTGGGAGAGAATGAACTTTTGATTACATTCGCTCCGCCAGTGGCTGTCGCTACCACGAAAGTCCCCGGGGTGACCTCTTCCTCGACAAAGAATTTCTGATCACGTCCAAGGATGTGTGCCTTGTCAGTATAGAGACCCATGTTAAACCTCGCCTTCGTCGTCGTCAACGATAGTGAAATCGCCCCGACCGGAAAGATATTCAAAAGAATCGTCTGGGATATCTCCATATTTGACGACATCGCCAGGCTTAATCAATAGTTTTCCGTCAACACGGACTCTGCTATTGCCAATGTATTTAATTTTGCTAATAAGCATTGCTCACGTCCTCCATAAATCGCACGTTTAATCTAATCCAAACCGAGGCAAGACCTTTTTCTATTGCCTCCTCTGCACCTTCTGACCCGGCCATTTGTACAATTTTGCTCATCACGATCGTGTCGCTCAATCTTGGGTCGGAATAAATCGCCTTGCGTAAGTCCGCGCGCATAGACCCACACGCTTGCGCGAGTCCCAAATGTGTCTTAGTGGTAAATTCGAAATGGGCGAGAATCTCGATCGGCCAATCGATGACTAGTTGACCGAAAGACAATTCGGAGACCTCTTCCTCTTGCGATACGATCCCAATCCACGGCATAGTTGCAGCCCGAATTGTCAACTCGTCAAATCCCTTGCTTACAAGTTCAACCGTCGTGATTGTGTTGTTGTATCCCGCGCCAGTAGTGATCCCTGCGAGCAACGTCTTGAGGTTGTTTAAAATCGTATACCGGATCGGGTCGGTCATCGAGCCATCCTTGCCAATGATATACCAATATCATTTCCGACGATAGACGGCAATTCCTTGACACATCTTCGTGCCGCCGATTTTAAATATCCCGATCCCGTAATCGATACCGATTTTCTTAACAAATATTGTGGTTTGATTGTTCCTTTTTTTCCAGACATCGTGACAAGCAAGAGATTTCCCTTTTTACTTTTGATCAACGTCAAATCATCTTTGGGCCAATCTCTGGGCCAACGCTTTTCATTCCCTTTTTGCAATGGAATTGCCAGCATACCATTAGACCGGCTGGACTTTATCGTTCCGCCTCGGTCTTGGATATCCGCATAAACCAATGTCGACAATGCCCCAGCGCGTAATGCCTTAGGACTACCAATAAATTTAGCAGGCAAGAATGACCGCGCTAACTGACTTTTGCTTCCCTTCCCACCGTGAAAATTAATTACCTCTTCACGGATAATCTTCCCTGCGTAATTTGCAGCAAGAAGAATTGATTTTGCATAAGCGCTCGGAGTCTCATTCTTCGCCTTGTTGAAAAATTCAACGAGTTCTTTTGGCGTGACTTTCTTAGTCGTTGTCATCGTCGTCACTCGCTGTCGCGCTCGGGTTATCATCCTGACCAAGTTTAAAATTCGGCTGGGAGAAATCCGAATCGCTGTTGATCGTGTCGCGTCTACTGTCACTAATACCGCCAAAAAAACAAGTCATTTGCGTCTGAGCAGCCCGCTCTTTAAGCAACTTGTAAAGCTCTAGCAAGTTTGAAAGCTTCTGGCTTGCGCTTGACCCAACACCTTTTTGATTTTGATCAATCCAATGGCGAGTTTTAGCGATTAAAAACTCACAAGCATACATTGACGCTTGATTAAGATCGCTGCTAATCGTCAAAGAGTGATCGATCTCGGCATCCGTTAACGACAAATCGACGCTCGTTCGATCGATTGTATCGCCAACGGCCAGCCGGATTTTGCCGCGATTAGTTGTTAGGTCATAAGTAAACGCCATTATTACTTCGCCGTTTCGAGTATGTCCTTAATAATCTCGCTGGTTTTTTTCTTAGTATCAACGCCCAAATTAAACTCAGAAGTCGCAGTCTGAATTAATTCAAAACGTGACATCTCCTTTAATCGCATATATATTTCTTCCTTCGTTTCCTTCGGAGGTAATGCGATGACCGGGGTTTCTTGAGCGACCACCACATCCTGCTTTGGTCGGTCCCTAATCCCTAATTTCTCGGCCAACTCCATTTCAACCAAAGTGGCATCTTCCAACCTTTTCTTGATTTCATCTTTATCTTTGTTCGCGATAACGGCCTTATGGGCCAATTGATTGACCCGCGAGACCGCCGCGTCATATTCCATTTTTAGCGTTAGCACTTTTTGCTCTTCAACTTTTTTGGCATATCGTTGACGCATATCTTCGGCCACTGATTCGCTAACATCAACGATTTTCCGTTGGCGCATCTCTTCGATAAGTATGAAATTGTCCCATCCTTCGGCCTCAGGGACTGGCATCCCTGGAGTTCTAAACCCATCGCCGACCCTTAAAATTGCGGTATTACTTACTAACATTTTTCTTTTCTCCCTATTCTGTGGGGTCAATCCCGCCGGGACTTGGCTATATCCTCGGCGGGAGACCTTTTCCTATTCCTAATTTACTTTACGATATCACAAAACCTTACGCCGTAGCTACCACTGCCGCATCAATAAAACCACCGCAATCAACGCCGGTGAGTTTCATGTCCTGATAGATTTCACCTTCAATATAGTCGGTGTCTTCGTCTTCCGTGTAATATTTTCGAATGCGAGTTCCGTATTTCGAATTCCCTGGCATGCCTTTCCATCCCATGATGTACCCGGCTGATTCGGTTCTTAAAGACACGCCGTTTTCAGGGGCGTAATAAACCAAGACGTCGTTGTCTGTGAACGCATACCCGAAAGCGTCAGTCGCGCCTTTAGCGCTGGTTGTATAGATCGAATTGGCCACGGTGTATTTCCTTACACCAAACAAAGCAGCCATTGTGCTTTTGATTAGCTCTTCGGTCGTTACCGCTGCGCCAGTCAAGCGACCAGTGATCGAAGAATGAGACTGCAAAACCTTATCGACTCTCGGCCCTACCAGCAGCCCTAATTTATTCATCGGCTGTCCGATGATACCGGCAATCGTCATTTTCAATTTTGCAATGTCGGCGATCGGATTTGATCCAGATTGATCCCATTGCAAAATCTGATTAGTTGATGGGCCCGAACTCACGCCGTCCCAGTCGGTCGTCCATACTGCTGGTTGAAAGAAAGCAGACGAAAATAACTCGTCCATTTTCATCGCGATTTGGTTGGTAATGTAGTTTACCCCGTCAACTCCGTTTAGATCGAGGCCAGCATCTTGATTCGCTCCTATATCTTTTGGGCATGCCCAGCGAATATTATGAGCATCGCAAACATAGGTATCGGTCGATAGCGCAACACCAGCTACTGGTGCAGCCTTGCCTGACACTTTGCGTCTCATCTCGATACGGTTTTGATCGCCCTTGTTAAAAATATAATAACTATCCGATTTCTTGTCTACTCCGACAATCGGGAAAACTTCTTTAGCGACGAAATTCTCCATCGCTTGAAGTCGAGCAACGCTCATATTAGTTAATGGTGCGTCTGAATGAACTTGTGACATTAAAGGTCCGGTCGGCATTTTATACTCCTAATTTTTCTTTCTTTGTTTTGTTTAGATACATCTTTAAAATTGTTAGTGTTTATGTTCTTAAATTATCAATCAATGATTACGTAATTAAGGAACAAGATAATTTTTCCGGCATTCAAAGCGGTAGTCCCGACGGTAAAGGTCGGAGCGCGAGAAGCCGTGCAAGCTTCGGAGAAAGTCGCGGCAGTACCAACTTGAATTCCTTCATGCCAACCGGCCGTTCCCATTGTTCCGATTGCATCGGCGGCAAGAATTCCTGCGACGTCGTCAGTCGGAATGCCAATTGATACTGTGCAGGTCGAACTGCTAGTCAAAGCAGTCTCGACGAAGTAATAAGATCGGACAACAACGGCGTTGTCAGGGAGAGTCTCAGCTACCGCATGAGCAGCTGCAGTTCGTTCTCCCGCGTTCGCACTGGGATCAAAAGTACATCGCAATTGCCGCACTTTGTTTCGTCCGTCTAGGATCGAATCGGTTGGGCTATTACGCGGAGGCCAAATCAAAGCTGATCTTACATCACCATAAGAACCGCTTTCCAACGCGATACCCCAGCAATAAGTATCGTCATCTGTAGCGCGAGCCACGAAATGACCATTAGCATCAACAGTAATCGGCTCTAATGCGGTGATTGCGCCGCCGTATACTACGGGAACAACGCCCACTGAACAAATTGCAGCTTCTCCTCCCGCCGCTGGAGCGTTGGTCAACACACCAACGCCTACTTGACCTGCGCTGGTCACGACGGTTGCTTTGCCACTAGTCAACGTCATACCGTGATATTGCAACGCGGCAAGCGAACTGTTCGCTTCGTATCCTTCGACTAAAATTAAATTTTCTCTAGTGCTCATCTTTCAAATCCTCTTTTTTTGATGACTCGGATTAATCCAAATCATGTTAGTTATGCTTGTTTGTTGTACTCTTTTCTTAAATCTTCACGTTCGCGCCAAATCTCATCAAGCACTTGCTCGAAGGTTTTTGACGACCCTTGCTTTCTTAATTCCTCATGTTTTGCTTTCGCAAGTGTCTTGGCCTTATCCCAAGCGTCGCCTGTCATACCAGAATCTATTTGACCTGAGCCGCGTGGTTCAAGAATACCACTTTTACTAATGGCTTCGTTCGCTGCCTTAAGCATGGTCTTAACCAAGTCTGCGTCTTCTTTTTTCATCGCTTCGATAGTCAATAATACATCTGCGATATCTTCGATCTTTCCCGGTAACCGAGGATAATTTTCTTGAGCTTGCTTTACAAACTCTTGACGTTTGATCGCTTTCTCAAGTTCTACCGTCCGCGCTTTTGACTTTTCTAACTCTTCGGCTACTTTAGCAAATTCTTCTTTTTGCTTTTTTATTTCTTCAGATTCAGGTTCTGGTTTCGGTT